AATTTAGCACTATTTATCTTTGGTACAATCACTTCGGTTTACTTATGCATACTATCTAACATTATAATTAATGCTGATATGTCTAAAACAGTAGCCTTTCTTATTGTCATGCAATGCCTTTCAAGGCACCCATAGTTTCTTCTGGTGGTATTTGTCGCATTTCTTCTTGTGGTTGTTCTACTGGCTCTTCTTTCATTTGTCCTATTTTTTCAATAAGCATTTGTAATTCTGGCAGAAATTTAACTAATACATTCATAACCTTAGGTGTTATAGCTTCATCTAATGCATTTAGTTCTTCTTCTGTCATTTCAGCTAGTCTTGTCATCAAAACTGTTTGCATTTCTTCTGAAGGATTAAATACTAATTGTTTGGCTTCTTCTGGTGCCTCTATACCTACATCTTCTAATGCCATTTAAATCTCCTTTTTATTATATAAAATTGACCAATCTGATTGTTTACAAAATTTACCTAGAATGTAACAGGTTGATTCGCCAACAAATCTATATACTTTTCCTAGATAGTCTGGTTTATCTCTTTTACCAAGTATATATTTAACTTCATTCAATCTACGATTGGCAATATGATGCCATAATTTAACTGATTTTCCTTTTCTCATTTTACGAACAATAGATATTGCCCAAATATGATAACCATTGACATGAGTTGGTGTTAAATATTCTTTTGTAAATCGATAATCAAGTAATATGTCTTCTGTACTCATCAAACCAAGTCTTCTTAACTCATTACATATAACTCTACCACCTATTGAACCACCTATTGTAGCTCCTACAACTGCACCAATAGGACCTCCTAAGGTCAAACCAATGTAAGTACCAGCCGCCGCTCCAGCACCTTTTTTTGCAGATTTCATTGGGTCTTCACCTTTTGTTAAAATTAGGTCTGTAAAAAATGTACCTACACCTGCACCTGCACTTGAACCTAATGTACTATCAGAGGTTGCATCTCTTTTAACTCTATCCCAATATCCTTCTTGCTCTGGTAAAGTACTACCAGAACCTCCAGTATAGGTTTTAAAAGCTTCTCCAGTATTAGGATTTGTTCCTTTTATATTGGTATCTCCTGCAATAGAATTACCAGAAGTACCATCTGATTTATATGCAAATAATGCATTTTCACCTTTACCAGATATTTTTACTCTACTATCTGCTAAACTTTTATATAAATCTAGGTTTCCTGATGCAGTGGCAGAATCTACATTGCCTAAGGCAGGGTTAAATAATAAATCTTTACCTTTAGAAGATAAAAGTGTGTCATAACCATCACCTAAATCAAAAACATTTGGTACATTATTGCCGGGTAAACCTGTACCAAAACCTGCAGAGGCTTTTAAACCTGTTGTAAATGGATTTTCTACACCTTCAGCGATTGCTTGACCAACATTTGAACCTACAGTACTTGCAACTGCGGTTGCAGTATCAGATATTAATTGTTGTTGTATTTGCTCTGGTGTAAGAAAACCTTCTGGCAATTCTGGTATTTTACTATAAGCATCTAATTTTGCTCTGTCTTCAAAATCGTTAGGGTCATATGTTCTTTCGCCAGATTGTATGGTTTTAACCCATTCAAAAATAGGCATTACACCAGTTCCATATATCTTTTGAAGCTGACCTTCTTCAAGTTTTGGCTTTTGTGTTGCTAACTGGTAAACGCCATATTTGAATAATGTATCATCATCAACTGTTTGTTCTCTTGCATCATTTTGATTAAGAATATCGCCAAATGCACCAAAAATGGCATCTTTCGTCTCTGGCATAACCATTGAAGAATTAGTTAAATTAAGTTTGTTTTCTAAGGTATCAGTTTCACCAGTTATTGTACCATCTGGATTTGCGAATTTAATTGCCATTAATTAACCTCCAAAAAGCTAACAATTATATGCAATCTATCTGCAGTTGTTGCCTGTGCTTTTAAAATCTCACCTTCTTCTATTATAAGTGGTTGCGATAATAATTCAACTGTTGTATTTGATGCGACAGATTCTGCTTTAAACAAAGAGAAGATAGCACTTGCACTATTAAGTAAGGTTATATCTAAAGTATCACTACTACCACTATCATTACTTATCAAAATGCTTTTAACAATACTTTGTGTGGCAGTTGGACAAGTATAAATAACAGTATTATCTGTTGAATTTAAATCTGCCTTTGCATTTTTATAATTATTAGCCAAAGAAAAACCCCTTTGCAGTTGCCTGATTTTCTATTTCTTTGCCTACTGCAAATAATGTTCTTGTAGTTTCTACTTGTTGTATTTCTAATGAAGAATTTAAATTAATTGTATATTGTATAATAGTATTAAATCTTCTTAAAAAATCTTCGGCAGGTGCAGGTGCATTCATTAAACTTGGTGGAGTTGGTAATCTAATCATCTAAAACTATCCTCTGTTGTATTTATTCTAAAATCTCCTAATGACCAATCATCATTAATACCAGAACTAGAATACTTAACAGATATTTGCCTACCTTTGGCTCTAGTACTGACTTTCTGTGTATTAGAAGTAACAGTAAATGGTCCCTTGGTAATCTCTGTTCCATTAGGGTATTTCCTACATTTAAATTCTACAAATAAATTTGTGTCTTCTGATAAGGTTGCATCTGGTACAATCTTATCAATTAAAAATGTTCTATTACCATTTTCATCTATTTCAAGTTCACCACTTTCAACAAAACAATTCATGGCACTGCCATCTGCACTTGTTCCAGTTTCATGTTCATATAATCTTCCATCAGCATCAAAAGCAAATGGTACATTTCTAAAACCTTGGGCATCTAACCATACATTTCTATCTAAAGAACCAACCGTCCATACATTTTCTGCATAATTATAAGTTACATAACTGTCTGGCTCTGGGTTAATAGTACCTGCAGAGTTTTCATTACTTACATAAAACCAAGTTATTTCATTAAATTTTTTATTATGACCAACGTATGTTTTGTCAATATACCTAATTTGCATTCTATCGAATACATAGTACTGAACAGTACATGGCAATTCTTGTACTGTTCCATTATAAACAAAGAAATTACTTTTACCTATCCAATATACACTACCATCTACACTTGCAGAGCCATTTTTAGCAACTGCTCCACAATTTACTGCCAATAATCTAAATGAAAATGTAAAAGGAGGTCCCACAAATGTCATTCCATAACATGCTTCGTCTGTATTTATAATTGTTTCATTTTTTGATGGCACTATTGAAACAATTTTATTACCAACTTCTAATCTTTGGTCGCCTGATGTATTTGTTGAGGTAGGTGTAAAATTTGTAAAATCTTCTTGGTCTGAAAATCTGATTAGCATTGGGTCTTGATTTGTTGTACCTAAAAGGGTAGTTCCACCAACTATTAAATGCCTATCTGGAAAAGAAATCGCAATATCTCTATTTTTGGTAGGAACACCACTTGCTCCACCTAAGGCTGATACTAATGATGCTCTTGTAGACTCACCTGTTGATGTGTCCCAATAATAAATTTGTCCATTTCTATTACTTGCTAATAAATCTTCTCCCCATAATTGTAATGACCATTGTGTAGCTTCTAATGATATTGTATCACTATCTACATCTCTTGCTGTTCCCCAAGTACTTAATCCCCAAGTACCAACACCCCAACCAGTTGCAGTATCTGCACTTTCAATGTTCATTTGAGCATCACGACCAATTAAATATTCTACATCTAAACCTGTACCACCACCTGTTGCACCGCTAGTTGCTTGAGTTGGTGACTGAATAGAATATGAATTAGAATCAATAACTGTTATTGCATATCCCTCTGCTCTATTAAGAGTATCTGCACTAATACCACCAACTGCAGTCGCTTGTTGAATAACAATAAAATCTCCGTTTTTTGCACCATGACTACTATCTGTTACAGTTATTGTTGTTGAATCTTGTACTGTAACTAACGGATTGCTTAGATTAGTAGATGTTTTTCTTAGTGGTGTAATATCATATAAAACGCCATTAAGTATAATATATAAATGATTATGTGTGCCTAATGCTATTCTATCTGAACCATCAGTATCTGAACGCCAAAATAAAGCCTTTTTAGGCTTTCCTTGTGCTAGTGTTTCTGTAGATGTATCAACATTATTATAATAGATTTGTTGTTCCCAACCACCAATTTTAGTAGGGTAACCATTTCTAAATCTAACTAAATTACTATCAACATAAAATGGTCCGTTTTTACCTGCTGAATATTCAGTAATATCTTTTACAATGCCAGAGTTTAATTTTAAAAGCCTATAACTCAAACTGATATACTCCCCATTCTAGCACATAATCTTTCTGCTCTATTAGGAACTTGGTCAAACCATCTTGAATTTCTCATTTCTTCTTCTGCTGATTTCCAATTACCTTTTATAACATTTTCTCTCATACGAATAAATTTACTTAAACGAGGTCGCCCAAGATTAAACATCATATTTGCAATAATTAACTGTGCTTCATCTGGTAATGTATAAAATTCATCATATAGTATGGTGCAATCTTCAATAACTTGCTCAATGTCCGCTAGAAAGCACTCATCAACCCTTTCTTTGCTAACCTCTTGACCTACCTCAAAATCGTTTTCTGGGTCTGTAGCCTTACATAAATGCCCAATTCCAAAAGTTTTATAACCTAAATGGTCTAAATATACCTCATATTTAACACCTTCGTCTTGGATAAGTTCTTTTTTTAAAATTTCTATATCCATTTATACCTCTTTTAAATCTTCAATACCTGTAAAAGCTGAATATTTTGAACCACTTACATCTAAATCTTCTTCTATAATTTTACAAGCAGGGCATATATAATTACATGCAGTAACAACATCATCTTTAACAATAAGTTGTTTTTGCATACTTATTCTACAAACATAACATATTTTCATTTATCTACCTTGCCTTTTTCTCAAACAATTTACATGACGATAATAAAAATAATTACCTATTTTATTAAAAAATTTTGACAAACTCAACCAATGCCATAACATTATTTAGTCAATCCCTTTTGCTTTTCATATGTTCTAAGTCCGCCAATTCCGAGCATTCCGCCGAGAACAGTTAAAAGTGTACCCATATCAAATTCTGGTAATTCTGGTAATTCTACACCTGCAAACGATGCACCAAATATAATCAAATCTTTAAGTATAAAATGATATGCAAACGAAATCGCACAGACCCAACCAACTGCAGGTCGCCAACCGCCTTTAAATAATGAACCAGATTGTGCCTCTGCCTTATTAATCTCTAATTGTGCTAATAAAGCCTGTTGAGTATGTTTTTCAGACATAGTGGCAATATCGTGTGCCAATTTAGCCTTTTCGTCAGCATCAGGTATAAATTTATCAAGAATACTTGTTACAGGTCCTATTAACGCCGTAAGCATGTGCATTCCTTTCTTTTGAATTTACTATCTATCCATACTTTACCATAATAAAGTACAAATAGCCAAAAGGTAAATAAAACACCTTCTGCATAACTTAAATCATTCCAAGCATCTAATATCATATTTTCCATTTTAACCTCCCTACAGGTAATTTCTGGCATCTATATTTTGTTGGTTTCCAAAGAGGATAATATTTATAAACTTGTCTACTTATTGATAATGCCCTTTGTTTACAATCAAATTCTGTTTCATATGGACCTAATAAGTCTTCAACTGTCTGACAATTATTTGGCATTCCTATTACACATATAGTAACTAATGCCTTAAACATTATTTTTTACTCATAAAAGCAGAAGCACCCATATAAGCACCTACAATTCCTGCACCAGAAATATAAAATAGATTACTTATATCAGATAATGCCTTTAATCTTTCTATATCTACGAAAAACATAGCAACAGTAAATAAACCCATTGCTATCAATGTTGCTCTTGCAATTCTTAGTTGTGCTAATTGTTTTCTTAAAACTTGTTCTGTTTCTTTAATAGATGTGGCGATTGCCAATTCTTCATCTGTTACAACACCATCATTATTAATATCGTATTTATTATATTTACTATTTTTTTCTAAACCT